CTGCGAGAATCCTTAAAGTTGCTATTGCCATGGTCAATAATAATATCCCCGTCGCCAAGTAATGGTAGTAACTCATTGAGTGTGTCCTCTACTAATTCTGCGGGGATAACAAGTTGAAAAATGCCAGGACACTTACCAACCTGCCCATCTTGGTGATGAACTATTTGAACAAGATTTTCCAGAGAAGTGGCAACTCCACTGACATAACCCTTTTCATACGCTTCTTCAGCCTTTGCATAGTTCCTCCGGTAACCCCAGACTTCGATACCTGCTTTCAACATACGGCGAGACATACCCTCACCCATACGACCTAAACCGATTAATCCTACTTTCATGGTATTACCTTAATTACTTCATCTTTTACTCGATCAATAACCTGATTCATTAGGTTGATATCAATGTTTAGGAATGGCGGTATAATTCCAATTGCTCTCATGAATCCATCCACGAAAGCAGCAAGAAATAAAATACCCAAGCACATACTAATAATAGATGCATTACGGTTGTGTTTCCGCATTGCATCATCAATAGCATCCTTAACTAACCTATCAACCTCTGCCTTAGTATAGCAGTGTTCAGGTTTCAGTTGTGTCATCCTGTGTGACATTTTTTAGATTACTCATAGGATCAGGTTCACCGCGTACAATGGCACAAGCTCTTTTGTAAAAGAAGTTGTCTGTTGTGCCGTTTTCTTCAAATGTTTCTTTGATTCTAGTCCAGTTTGATAACTCGTCAGGATGCATAGTTAGTAGAAAGATTGTCTACAGTACTATTTAATACTAGAGAGTGAGCTCAAGATGTCAAGTATGTGTTGAACTCCTAACGCACTTCAAAGTCCATCTTACGAACTTTACGTTTACGTCTTGCTTCCTGGTACGCAAGTTCTTGAGCAGAGAAATGGCTATCAATCCTTTCTTCCCTGTCGTATGATACCATGACAACGTTGTTTAAGTCAACAGCGCCAATCTTATCGTCAATAAGTTTCATTTGATTTGGACATCCGCAATACTGAACCTTTGAGGTACTAGTTAATTCCGTGCGGCATTGTTTGCATCTTACTGTGATCATTTTACTCTACCATAAATGTCGTTTAATCTAACGATATCTTCTTCTCTACAATCTCCAATCTGAGTTTCGATGAAGACTAATGCATCCTCTCCAGCAGCTGCACGATGAATTACTTTACGTGGTATATACCAAAAAGTGCCAGGTGTTGCTGGAGTAGCTGTTTCATCTACTATAACTGTTCCATATCCACTAACAATAGTCCAGTATTCTGATCTATGTTCATGATACTGTAATGAGAATTTCTGGTTAGGATTAACTACGATTCTCTTCACTTTATAATTAGGTTCGTCAAGGAGAACTTCATAAGTACCCCAAGGCCTTTCATATATCATGATTAAACTTTTTAGAATACTCTCTCATTATATATTCACCATAAGATAAGTTCTCATCTTCACGTCTTTTACAACTACCCACACCACAGAATCCACAGTTCTTTCCTGGAATAATATAATTTTTTATAATGCTCTTGTATGTCTCCTTGGGAGTTTTTTCATACAAGTTTCTAACATCAACTTTGTTATATGCTAACAAGGTCAAAGTATTGATGATAAAACTTATGTTGCCATAATGAGGAATTTTGTTGGCATTACAAAAATCAAGATATAAGACTTTATCTGTATGGTACAAACTGTATAGAACAGAGTAAACACTACCAATTTTATGCTTTAACTCACTAGATTTAAATAGATCTGCGACATCAGTGATTTTAGATTTTGAATTGATATCAGATATCGAATCTTTATCCCAAGGAAAGTTCCAATCATCCTGAATCATATAGTCCAAAAGGTTTCTCAATTCTATTTCATTTGGCTCATTGACATAGTTTATCCTACCATCAGGATAATCAACTTTTAGATAGTATTGCTGATTGTCTTTATCAATTGTTTCATATCCAAATACTTCAATGGCAGACATTTCAAATCTACCTTCATCATATAAGTTCTCAAGAATATTGAGTTCCTTTATTCCACATGCACCAATCCAATCAGTGAAGTGTGATTGATATTTTTCTTGGAATATTCCCGTCTTTCCAGAAAAAACTTTTTTGGATACACAGTTTCCAATATAAAATACGTCAGATTTTTCTAGCAGGTTATACTCATCTGACATTTCTTCTGGTTGTATGTGATGATATTTGTATGGTATTCCCACACCTTTGTAATAAGACTTACTGCCCTTACAGACTCTACCGTCAACATATTCAATACTATCGTTCAACTCAATAGAGTTAACGACCTTTCCAGATTTATCGTAAACTAGTATATTCATATGGGAGATACAAGGATCGAACTTGTGACAAATACGGTGTAAACGTACTGCTCTACCGCTGAGCTAATCTCCCTGGAGCGGGTGACGGGAATCGAACCCGTGACATCTGCTTGGAAGGCAGAGATTTTACCTCTAAACTACACCCGCATGTTGGGACACCATCCAATCAAAAGACCTAATGGTGAATTAGAGGGCACAAAAAACCCCAACCAACGGAATGACAATTACCGAAATAATTGTCAACTCCCCTTCCTGGGATCGAACCAGGGACCAAACGATTAACAGTCGTTGGCTCTACCGCTGAGCTAAAGAGGATTATCCATAGGGATTTCTCCCTTGTTCTTTACAGAGTTTGAAATACAGTTTATAATACCTGCCTTTCATTTCGTTAAGAACTTCTTTGTCTTTTTCAAAACCCAGATCACCCAAATGGGCAGAACTTCCTTCTAATTCTGATAGTAGAAGTAAGATTTTTACTGGGTCCATGATGAAAAAGGTTTTATTAGGTGGATGGAAGGATTACATTATACCTTCACTGAGTGGGAATCACTAATGTGATAATAGGTCACTCAGACTTTCGGACCTCCTGGTAAGAGTTCTCTAGGACGGACCTAGAGCGGGCACCACCCCTGTCCTAATCTACATTACCCCGTGCCTCCACAAGGGTTGTTCTGTCACATCCTATGGAACTGATCAGGTTCCAACAGGCCTACCAGGACTCGAACCTGGGATAACCGCTTAGAAGGCGGTGGTTATATCCACTTAACTATAGGCCCAATTAACTGAAGAGAAATTAACTTCTTTCTACCCCTTCAGTAAATTCATCATACTCGTCTTCAGAGATTTCGTCAAGTGAGATAACTTCTAGATCATCTTTTGGTTCAAACCATTCATCAAATTCTGCCATGATTGCAAACGAATCATAGATTCTATCTACACCTTTGTTGTTATATTCCTGGACTTTATCAACTGCCCATTGGCGAATGTGCATAACAACCTGTTCAGTCTCCATCATAGTAGTCTTTTCTGAAGTATCTGCTGAGGATGTTACTATTGTAGTATGCTGGTCCTCCTGTGTCAAGGGATTCAGTGAGAACCCCATGGGCGAAGAGCTGTCTTGTTTCTTCAAAGTTTGTTTTGCCAGGTGTTTTATGTAATGACAAGATAGTTCTACTAAAATTTTGTCGCCCCAGGCGCTCAATGTCTTCTTTAAGTTCCGGACAAGACCCATAATATTTTTTCCAATCAGATTCTCTTTTTACTTTACGCTTTTTTCCTTTTGGTGTTCTAAATGACCAAAAATATTTTCTCCCAATGTACTGTCGTTTGTTTGTGAGATTGGTAATGTTATAAACAAAACCAAAGTAGTCCCCAACATCATCAGAATTAAAAACTCGTTCCATGTAAATCCAAGGATTTTCATAATCAATACCTGTACTCATCTATAATATCTAATACCCAGTTGAGGTATTTATGTGCTAAGTCTTTCTCCCCTTGCCACACAGTTTTTGGTTCATCATCTATTCTATTTTTCAACTTGTAGATACGAACTTTCAGTTCTTCTTTGTTCAATTGATTTTTAGGCATATCGTAAACCTCATAAGGATCATAATCTCCAAACATGAATGCATCAGATTTTGCTGCTTCTTGATATGCCTCTATCGAAGCACTCAACTCAGAGTTTGAATCCTGAGAAGGTGTCTTTTTTGACATCTTGTTTGATTCCACCGACGACATAGCTTTCTACCTCAGTTTCTTGCGGTGCTACTTGCAGACCCTTAGAAGAGATCCAATGCTGAGTCCAAGGTAAGGGGTTAGCAGATGCCGCGATATCATATTTAGGTTTCATACCCAATGCTTTCAGACGACGATTGGCAACCCACTCAACATACTGTTGTAAAAGTTTGTCATTAAGACCAATCATCGAACCATCTTTGAACAAATAATCTGCCCAACGCTTCTCTTCATTAACAGCAAGATCAAACTGCCTATAAGTCCACTCCTCCTCTTCCTTCATGATTTGCTTCATTTCAGGATCATCACCTGCCTTCCACTTGTTCAGAATGTTTTGGGTGATAGCGAGGTGTTGGTTCTCATCCCTGGCAATAAGGGAGATAATTTTTGCAGAACCTTCCATGAGTTTAAGTTCACCAAAAGCAAAGCTGCAAGCAAAAGAAACATAAAACCGTATTCCTTCCAAGATGTTGACATTTGCAACTGCCCTATAAAGTTTTCTTTTGACATCTTTAATTTCCCACTGAGAAGACGGAGACTGACGGAAGTCCTCTTGCCACATATTACCATTACCCCAGGTCTGAGCACTGTTGATGAAGTCATCATATGCTCCTGTGACACTGCTGGCACGTTCTAGAATACGAGGGTCAGTAACAATCTTATCAAAGACCTCAGATGCATCTGGATAGACGTTCTTGATGATGTAGGTATAGGAGCGACTGTGGATCATCTCCATGAACCCCCAGACCTCCATACATGCCTCTAGTTCAGGTAGGCTGCAGTAAGGAATAAAAGCCATCCCAGGACCACGCCCTTGAATGGAGTCAAGCATAATCTGGTACTTGAGGTTAGAGGTATAGATATGCTTTTGTTCTGGACGAAGTGTTTGATAATCCCCACGGTCTTTCTGCAGCGAAACTTCTTCTGGTCTCCAGAAGTATCCTAATTGTTGTGTGGTAAGTTTGTCGAAGACTGGATATTTGTATGAATCGTATCTCTGAACTCCCAGAGGTTTACCGAAAAACATCGGTTGTTTTTTAGTATTTACTTGTTCAGTGTTAAAGACCGTCATGCCCTTAACTTTTGTCATATTATTGTCCTCTACGGAAGATACTTTAAACTGCACAGGATTCACACTCTCCCTCCTCGGCTTGTTCTAATTCGTTTAACAGATTACTAAGTTTTTCTTCCTCTACCTCATCACTCTTGAGGTCATTTGTATTTTGATAGTAGGAAGTTTTCCACCCGTACTTATATGTAGTCAGAAGATCATTTGCCCAGACTGAAATGGGGATCTCATTCTCCTCAAAATGTTCGGGGTTATACGACCAGTTACCAGATATGGCTTGATCAAAGAATTTTTGCATCACTGCGATAACTTTAATGTATCCAGAGTTATCTTTCATGTCCCACAACAGGGTATAGTTGTTCTTCAGAGTCCCATAGGACGGAACAATCTGCTTAAGAGGTCCTTTCTTACTCTTTTTAACGGACAAGTAGTCGCGAGGAGGTTCGATTCCGTTTGTTGCATTTGACACAACGGAACTGCTCTCTGAAGGCATTTGTGCGGACAGAGTGCTATGTCTGAGTCCGAACTCCAAGATAGATGCCCTAAGACTCTCCCAATCATGCTCGTACTCCTGAGTGGTGATTTCATCAACATCCTTCTTGTATGTATCGATGGGAAGGATACCATCGGCATACTTGGTGCGTCCAAAGTTAGAGCAGTGCCCTTTCTCTTTTGCAAGTTCATTAGACGCTTTCAGCAAGTAATACTGAAATGCTTCTGAGAGTCCATGAACAGCATCCCATGCCTCCTGAGAGTCGTATTTGTACCCCAGTTTTGCCAAATAGTGAGCAAGACCAATAAAACCTATTCCAAGCGATCTACGTGCCTTTGTAGCGACTTCTGCTGCCACTACAGGATACTTCTGATAGTCAATCAATTCTTCCAGACCACGGACGGAAAGATCACAAAGTTCTTCCAACTCAGAGTCAGACTTAACTTTACCGACATTAATTGCTGAGAGAATGCACAATGCAATTTCTCCAAACTCATCATCAATATGCTGAATAGGATAAGTGGGAAGTGTAATTTCTTGACACAGATTGCTCATCTCCACCTTGTCCTTGAAGGAAGAGTGAGAGTTACAATGATCGATGTTCATGATATAAACACGACCAGTTTCTGCTCTCTCCTTCAGGAGGTCCAGAATGAGTTTTTGAGCACCGATAGTCTTTCTTGGAACAGACTCATCTCGTTCAAAACCCACATATAGATCATCGAACCTATCAGTACCAAAAG